CAGAAACAATGTTTCTGCTAGAATGAGAGAAGGATGGGAATTTGTCAGACAAGACGAAATACCTGATTTCCCTTTACCTACAATAGAGCATGGAAGACACGCAGGAGTCATATCAGTAGGTGGATTGATATTAGCGAAAATACCTAAAGAAACTGTTGAAGAAAGGAACGAACATTATAAAAATAGAAACGTGCAACAGAACGAAGCACTGGATAATACAATGTTCAACGAAGTTCAAGGAAACAATAGATACGTTAAGTATGATTCTAATAGACAGTCTAAAGTATCATTTGGAAAAAAAAGGTAGGAAATCATGGCGAATAAAGACGCTTCATTTGGTCTAAAACCTGTAAGAATGATGGGTGGCTCACCCTATTCAGGCGGACAAAGCCGTTATAGAATAGCCGCAAACTACGGAACAAGTATTTTTCAAGGCGACCTAGTAATGCAAGTTACTGGTGGTGGTGTTGAAATCCACGCAGATGGTGGAACGGTTCCTATAGTTGGCGTATTCAACGGTTGTATGTACACAGACCCAACAACATCAGAGCAAGTATTTAGTAATTATTACCCTGCAAGCACTAACGCTTCAGACATAATTGCTTTTATACACGATGACCCTAATACGGTCTTTGAAATCCAAGCAGACGACACTTTCCCAGTGGCTGACTTGTTTGGTAATTTCGATATCGTCTACACAAACTCAGGAAGTACCTATACAGGTATCTCAGGAGCAGAGTTAGACGTAACAACAGGCGCAACTGCAACAAGTTTGCCGCTAAAAGCAATTGACGTAAGTCAAGACCCTGATAACTCAGACGTTGCTTCAGCAAACACAAATGTTCTAGTTGTAATTCAAAATCATATAGCAGGCGTTAAAGGCGCAGGCTTAGCATAAGGAGTAATTAGATGGCTATAAGTAGGTCGCAATTAGCGAAAGAATTAGAACCCGGTCTAAATGCACTTTTTGGACTTGAATATGACGAAAACAATGAAGAATACAAAGAACTATATTCTATAGAAGACTCTGATAGAGCCTTTGAAGAAGAAGTGCTTGTAGTTGGATTTGGTGCAGCTCCTGTCAAGGAAGAGGGTGCAGGCGTTAATTTTGATAGTGCTTCAGAAGGCTACACAGCGAGATACACACACGAAACTGTGGCTCTTGCTTTTGCTTTAACTGAAGAAGCTATTGAAGATAACCTGTATGACCAATTAGGTAGAAGATACACAAAAGCATTGGCACGTTCAATGCAGCACACCAAAGAAGTAAAAGGAGCAAATGTATTAAACAATGCGTTTGATGCTAATTTTGCTATTGGTGATGGACAGCAATTAATATCCACAGCACATCCGCTAGCGGGTGGTGGTACAGCTCGTAACAGAGCTACAACAATGGCTGACCTAAATGAAACTTCACTTGAAGATAACATAATTGATATATCAACATTTGTTGATGACAGAAACCTAACTATTGCAGTTAGACCTGATAAATTAATCGTTCCACCACAATTAACATTTGTGGCTGATAGACTTTTAAATACTCCGGGTAGAGTGTCAACAGCAGATAATGACATTAACTCAATTAAAAACCAATCTTCAATACCAAATGGTTTCAGCGTAAACCATTATCTAAATGACCCTGATGCTTATTTTATTATGACATCGGTTAATGCAGATGGAGAAGGTCTAAAAATGTTCAACAGAACAGGAATGGAAACTTCTATGGAACCTGAATTTTCAACAGGTAACATTAGGTACAGAGCTAGAGAAAGATACTCATTCGGTGTCTCTAACTGGCGTGGAGTTTTTGGTTCTCAAGGAGCTTAAGGTTCTTAAAACCAATAAGGGGAGCTTCGGCTCCCTTTTTTTATTGTTTAAACTAATATACAATCAGAGGACTAGGATTAATTAACTTGTTTTACCAACTGACCTAGCAGACAAGCCAAGATGGTAAAACTTATTTCCTTAGGAGGAAATTATGGCAAATACAACATTTAGCGGTCCGGTAAGGTCCGAAAATGGTTTTGAGACTATTTCAAAAAACGCTACGACTGGCGTAGTTACAATCACAAGTGGCAATAAAATGTCAGCAGAAGCTGTGGGCAGTGCGGGTATAGAAGGCACAGCAGCAGTATATGTTACTCAGGTAGAACGTTTTAAAAGTGATACCGATACCAACGTAAACATTGTTAAAACAAAAATTATGATTGATTTAACAGGTTTAAGAGATGGTGGTACTGCAGGCGATATTATTGGTAAAGATGGTTCAGGCGTTGCTTACATTGGTCAGGTGACTACTGTAAACCAAGGAACTGTTTTTGGAGTTACGATGACTTGTTTAGAAACCCCTGCAGGCGGTGGTACAGATATAGATTTATACTCTGCTACTGAAGGCACAGGTGTTAATGACACAGCTATTGGTGATTTAACAGAAACACAAGTTATAAATGCAGGTGCAGCTTCAGCAGGTACTATGGTAGCAGGTGGAGACATTGCAGCAGACCAATACTTATATCTTGTAGGTCAAGGTACAGGTCATGCAGCTTATACAGCAGGTCGTTTCTTAATTGAGATAACTGGCTACGATATAGCATCATAAGGAGTAAACTATGGCAGATGCAGTAACATCAACAACTATAGTAGATGGTGAAAGACTGGCTGTAATTCAGCTTACAAATACCTCTGATGGCACAGGCGAGTCTGCTGTCACCAAAGTAGATGTAAGCGCCTTATCATCAAGTAGTAATGGGCAAGCATGCACAGGCGTAAAGCTTGGAAAGATTGTTTATTCTACTTTTGGTATGAGTGCAAGGCTCTTATGGGTTGCTGACACCAATACTGTGTGTTGGGACCTAAACTCTGACTATGCAGATTCAGAAGATTTTTCTGAATTTGGTGGTATTTTAAATACTGCTGCAGCGAGTGGAAAAACTGGAGACATAGCTTTAACCACGACTGGTCACACCAGTGGTGATACCTATGTCATAGTCCTTACACTTATTAAGAACTACGGTTAAAATTTCTTATGGCAGTAAAAAAGCCTAGAAAAAAAACCAAGCCTATAAAGAAGACGACTGGAAAGGGTGGTAATTACCGCCCTACCAAGTCAGGTGCGGGCATGACCAAGAAAGGTGTAAAAGCTTATAGAAAGGCTAATCCCGGGTCAAAACTCAAAACAGCCGTAACAGGCAAAGTTAAAAAAGGTAGCAAAGCAGCTAAAAGACGTAAGTCTTATTGCGCAAGGTCTTTAGGACAATTAAAGCGTAGCTCTGCTAAAACTAGAAACGACCCTAATTCAAGAATTAGGCAAGCAAGAAAAAGGTGGAAGTGCTAATGGCTAAATCAAAAACACCAAGCAATGTAACCAATAAAAGTTTATATAGCAGAGTAAAATCAGAAGCTAAAAGAAAATTTGACGTTTACCCCTCTGCTTATGCAAATGCTTGGCTTGTAAAAACATACAAGAAAAGAGGCGGTAAATATTCAGGAGCTAAAAAAGCCGCTACAGGTGGTGTCATAAAAGCAAGCACAGGTGGCTTTATAGCAAAAGGTTGTGGTGCTGTGATGGAGCCTAGAAGAAAAGTTACTAAAATGCGTGGTAGGTAATGGGTTTAGGTAAATGGTTTAAAGAAGAATGGGTTGACATAGGCTCACCCAAAAAAGGTGGTGGCTATGAGAGTTGTGGTAGAAAAAAAACCAAAGGCTCTAAAAGAAAATACCCTAAATGCGTACCCAAAGCAGTTGCTAATAGAATGTCTAAGTCAGAAAAAAAATCAGCAGTAAGTAGAAAAAGGTCAAAAAAACAAGGAGTTGGCGGTAAACCAACTAATGTAAAAACATTTGCAAAATGATTACGCAGGCTTCTATAAAGGAAGAAATTAGAGATTGGTCAAAAGAGGTTTTAGAAACTGAAGACCCCGTATGTCCTTTTGCAAAAAAAACATGGGAAACAGAAAAAGTAAATGTGGTTTTGTCCCAGTGTATATACTGGACAGATTTAATTGACATAAGCAAAGATTTTCCCAAAGATAAGGATGTTTTCATATATTGTGATTTAAACATGAATGTTGATGCTTTTCATTTTGATAGCAGAATATTGATGTTAAACTCTTACTTGCAACCGCATAACCTTTGGGTAATGGGGTTTCATCAAGACCATGAAGCAAAAGAAGTGGTAGAGCAAGAACATTTTGAACCGCATTTTGAAGAAAGCTATAATATGGTCTTTATGCAAAGATTAGATGAATTAAACAAAGCGTCTGAAAGATTGCAAAAAATAGGTTATTATAATAATTGGAATGTAGAAGATTTCCAAAATATTTTAAAAAGAAGGAGTAAATAATGGCAAAAAAAGCATTAAAAGGACTTAAAAAGTTAGTAGGCGGATTATCAAACTCAGACAAATCTGAATTAGCCAAATCTATGAAAGACAGCAGCGTTGTTAAAATGGCAGGCGGTGGAGCTATGCCAAAATCAGGTGTTGTTAAGATGATGGGTGGCGGCAAAGCAGGCGTTAAAAAAATGCGTATGGGTGGCAAAGCAGGTGTCAAAAAACTTGGTAGAGGCGGAAAACTTAAGAAGTAAATTATGGCAGTATCAGGCTCAAAAAACTTTGAACTAGATGTAGCCGATTACATTGAAGAGGCGTTTGAAAGGTGTGGCTTAGAGCTAAGAACTGCTTACGACCTAAGAACAGCTAGAAGAAGTCTTAATTTATTGTTGGCTGAATGGGCGAACCGTGGTCTAAACCAGTGGACTATAAAAGAAAAAACCATAACTATGG